GGACGGAACCGGACAGACCGTCGTAGGGAACGAAGTACAGGACCCCCGCCGGGTCGATTTGGAACAGCGTGAAGGTGTCGATGTTGTTGACCCGGTAACGGCCGATGTTGAAGCCCCCGGTCGGGGCGAGCATGAACCCGGTGGTCAGATTCGCGATGGTCAGGCGAGGCTGTACGGGGACGTTGCCTGCCGACTTCCCGACAAAGAATTGCCCGGACTCGGCGAAGTAGTTGATGACCGAAGTCGGGGTGGCGGCCATCCTGAGAACTGTCTGACCCTCGTAGGGGGAGCCCGTCACCTTGTCCAGCAACCAGGAGACGGTCCAGGCGCCGGTCACGTCGTCCGGCACACCGCCGAACATGTTGTTCAGCGACTGCGAGAGCACCGACAGGTTGCCGGCCGTCGTGATCTGGATGCCGTTCCAGCCGTTGATCCGGCCGGTGCCGCCCATGTCCATCTGCAGCACTTCGGCGGCCTGGTACGAGTAGGACGAGATCGACGACCGGATGCCTTCGGGGGAGTAGAAGTCGATGGAGGACAGCGAGCTGGCTACCGGTCCCATTTCCAGCCGGCGCCCGGTCAGCGCGGTCCGGTAGCGGCCGGTCAGCAGGTTGTTTACGCCGTCCAGGGAGATGGTCAGAGCGTTGGAGGCGTCCCATGCCTGGAAGCCGACCGCGTTCAGTTCACGCCGCGCGCCGGTCAGCGCAGTGCCGATCCGGCCGGCGATGACGATGTCTGAGGTCACCGTGCCGGCGAGCAGCTTCGACACCGACATGGACAGCACGTCGCCGTCCCGGATCTGGCGGGCCGCTCCGGCGATCGCCGCGGAGGGGGTGCCTTCGTTGCCGGTGTGGTCGACCGGCACCAGCTTGATCCACCTCGTGGTGCCCGGCGCCGCCTCGACGAGGTCCACACCGGACCCGAACGGCGTCAGCGATGAGTGCAGCGTCGCCGGGCTGTGCGTGAAGCCCGCAGTCGCCCCGACGTGCACGTCGACACGGTTCGTGTCCGCCGGCATGCGGGTGCCGGTCGCGGTGAACCCGGTGTAGGTGACCCGCAGCTGGCCAGCCCAACCGTCGCCGTCGACGGTCGGGTCGGCCGGCGCCGGCGGCCCGATGAGGTCGCGGGTGACGTGGATGGCCGCGGTGACCCACGTCGACATCACCCCGCCGGCGGAGACGGCCGCGACCTGGACGTCGTAGTCCATGTCGAGGATCGCGGTGACGTCGACATCGGTGGCCGTGGTGTACGTCGATGCCCAGACGGCCCGGTTCGACAACTTCCACTGGACGACGTAGTAGGCCACGTTCGCCGGGACGCTGCCGTCTTCGTTGGTCGTCGGGGCGTTCCAGTCGGCCGTGATGCCTCCGGAGCTCAGCCCGGTGCGCGGGTCCAGGACCGCGAAGCTGCTCAGCGCCAGCCCGGTCGGCGGGTTCGGCCGGGCGGTGGACGCCACGGACCGGGAGGCGTCCACTCGGAGGGCCAGCGGGTCGTCCCCGCCGCGGGTGAGGGTGCCCGGCAGGTCCCCGATGGTCACCTCGCCGCCGCCGGTCTCCCAGGCGACGAACGGCGTCAGGTCCACCCAGACGCCGGCACCGGTGCGGAAGGCGACGGTCTGCCCCTCCGAGGGCGGCCAGGTCACGCCGGTGACCCGGATGACGTCGGGGTTGAGCACGTCGCCGCGGAACAGCAGCTCGCGGGCCGGGTCGAAGATGCCGGCGTCGGGGTCGAAGACGTAGCAGAGGTCGCCGACCTCGAACGTGCCCTCCGTGACGTAGTCCTCGAGCTGCAGGCGCAGCGTCTGCGTGACGCGGTTGAACCGGTTGAGCTGCAGCTGCGAGCGAGCGGCGACCGAGCCGATGGTCTCGCTGGACTCCGAGATCAGGCGGGTGGACTTCACCGGGTTGCCGCGGAGGTCCCGGTAGGGCACGCCTGGTGCGTCGGCCGCGCCCGTGGCGAACTGGCCGGCGTCCGTGGTCTGACCGACGAGCACAACCCGGCTGGAGTAGTCGTAGACCGCGCCCTGCGAGGACAGCTGACCCTCCAGGGCCACCAGGTCGATGTCGGCGCCGGGCTCGCGGGTCAGGACTGCGGTGGGACGGCCGTCGGTGCGCGGGACCCCCTGGTACAGCTGGGCCTGGGTGCCCACGTCGACGGTGCCGTTGCCGTTCACCCGGAACTCGACACCGAAGGCGTCGCACACGATGGACAGCGCCTTGCGCCGGGTCTGGAGGCGGTGGCTGCCGGTGTAGCGGGCGGCCGGGTCGGGCTGCGGGTAGACCGTGCCGGCCGGCACCGACGTGGGCAGGATCGCGGCGACAGCCTGCGCGAGCGTGGCGCTGGTCAGCGTGAGCTCGTTCTCGATGAGGTCGCCCTTGTCGTCCTCGTCGCCGAGCCAGAACACCATGCCGCTGCCGCCGAAGGTGCGTGCGTCGGTGTCCCGCTCGCGGAGGACTCCGACGTAGCGGGCGGCGAGCAGCAGCCCGTCGCCGGTGCCCTGCACGTCGACCGGCCCGTCGACGATCGCCAGGTGCCCGAAGTAGCCCAGCTGGTCGATGACGGAGCGGGGGGTCGCCGCCTCCAGCTTCACCGTCCAGGACCCGAGGCCCTGCAGGATCTCGGTGATCACCGGCGGACCACGCGGATCCGCTCGCCGGTCGCACCCAGGTACTGGGCGAAGAGGTCCGCGGCCGCGTCCCCGGAGGCGGGAGTGGTCCCGACCTCGTGTCCGACGTAGAAATCGAAGGTCGACGTCGCGCTCTTGGTGATCGAGGCGGTCGCGGTGGTGGTCGTGAGCGTCCGGCTGGATCCCATGACGAAGCGGTTCCCGTCGCTGTCCGCAGCGGTCGCCCGCAGGCCGCCGGTCACCGCGGCGGCGGTCTCGGCTGCCGTCCGGGTGACGCCGAGGTTGGCCGCGGAGTGCCGCTTGACGACGCCGGTGACGAAGCGTCCGCCGCGGCGCAGCGACAGGTCAACGGTCAGCCGCCCGGGGGTGCCGGGGTAGGTCAGGCGGACGGCGGCCTCCTCGGGGTCGTTCCGGAGGATGGTCAGCTCCGGAGTCGTGGTGACGGCCGTCCCGTTGACGGTCAGCTGGTACGTCTTCGGCGACCTCCAGGCCGCGGCGCGCCACGCCTCGACGGTCAGCCCGCCGGAGGCGGAGGGCGTGATCCGGACGAGGGCATTGGACAGCTCCCAGGTGTCGGCGGCCGGCGGCGTGCGGGTACCGGTTCGCAGGATGCCGCTGAGCAGGATGCGGGCTGCGCCGGTGAGGTAGTCCGCAGCGCGGACCGTCCACCGCGGCGAGTCGATCGGCAGCCCGAGGTGCACGCGCACGGTCCCGTCGGCGCTGGCCCTGTCCACCCCCGCGGCCGGGACGACGCTGCCCGTCAGGTAGCTCGTGGTGCCCCCCGGCGGTGCGTGCCAGAAGGTGGCGGTCTGCGTGCCGGCGAGCTCGTCGCTGCGCGCGATGAGGGGGACGCGGGACTCGATCTCGACGTCCTCGGCCGAGCCGACGCGGGTGAGGGTCAGCTGCCAGGTCGTCGTCTGCACCGCGCCGTTGGCCCAGCGCATGAAGTCGCTGCGGACGGAGCTCACCTGGTAGAAGCCCGTCAACCCGACCTTGTCGGTGAAAACCACCGGGACGATGCGCCCATCGAGGCCCAGCAGGTTGTGGTGCGCAGCGCCTACGACGGTCGCGCTCTTCGGAGGCGACGATTCCTGCCCAGACACCTGCAGGCCGCCGGGGTCCTCGGACACCTGCAGCTCCTCACGGAGCTCGACGCCGCCGACCGTGACCTTCCCCCACATCAGCTCTGCTCCCGTTCCAGTGCGATGAGCGCTTCGCGGAAGGCCTGCGCCGCGCGGCGGGTGGCGGCGGGGTCGGTGAAGTCGAAGGTGCCGCGGACGTTGACCTCGGCGACGTGGATCGTGGTGCCGCCTTCGCCGGCGCGTGCCCCGGCCAGCAGCGCTCTTGTCTCATCGGCCGAGGACACGTAGCCGGCGCGGGGCACAGTGAGCAGCTCGGGGCCTTCCTCGCCGACCGCGTACACGCCCGGCGGGGTCCATCCCCCGCGTGCCCGACCGGCGAGCCCAGTCAAGAAGGCCTCGACCCGGCGCGAGTCGGGGAAGGCGCCGCCCTGGGCGTAGTACAGGTCCGCGATCTGGTCCTGCATGCGGCCGCCGATGCCGCCGACGCTGTTCATCCCGGCGTAGGAGAAGTCCTCGTACAGCTTGGCCCCGCCCCGCCAGGCGTTGAGGATCTCCTGAGCGCCCCGGGCCAGGTCGGATGCACCGCCACCGGTGCCGGTAGCGGCGGACGGCTGGCCGGCCGACAGCGTCTGGCGCAGCTGCTCGCTGATCTGGCCGCCGCCGACCACGATCGCGTTGGTCAGCGACGGCGCGGCAGCCACCACCGCGGCGTGCAGAGCTGGGGACGCTTGCTGGACGCCTGCCATCAGCGCAGGCGCTGCCGCGCTCACCGCCGACCACAGGTCCGGGGTGGCCGCCTGCACGGCCGCGGTGACCGGCGGCAGTGAAGCGAGCATCGCCTGCGTGAGCAGTGGTGCTGAGTCGTCAACGGAGTCGGCCACGCCAGCACCGACGGAGTCGGTGAGACGCCGGTAGAAGCCGGCAGGGATGAGCTGCTCCAGCAGGCCGGCGGGCAGTGCGCCGCCGACGGACCCGCCGCCCGCCCGGCCCCGACCGGGGAGGCTGATGCGCGCGGTGCCGTCGTTCACGGCCTTCATCAGCACGTTGCCGTAGTGGTTCGCGGACGCGGCCTTGATGACCCACTCGTCGTCGGACAGCCAGGTGTCACCCCGCACCGTGGGGAAGGGTCCGACGGCGTCGTCGGTCGGCCCGCCGGGCCCGTCGACCTTGCCGCCGACGGACAACCCTCGGCCGACGGAGCCGCCGGTGGCACGGAAGGGGTTCAGGTTGCCGACAGCCTGCGCGACGATCTTCACGGTGCGGGTGGCGGTCAGCGCGTTGATCTCGCGCTGGGCGTCGGCGGTGTTCGCCACCACGTAGACGCTGCCGTCCGGCAGGGTGACGATGCGGTAGCCGAGGTCCTCGATCCGGCGGCGCTGGTCGTCGGTCGGCGCGTCGATGATCACGCCCTTGTAGCCGGGCACCTGCTGCACCGACAAGCCCATGCCCTGCATCCGCTGGGTGACCGCGGCCGCGGCGGCCCCGGTCTCCTGCAGGCTGACGCCGGAGGCCTCGAGCATGGAGATCTGCTGGGAGAGCGACGCGGCCAGCTCGGGCCCGGCGGCGTCACGCAGCTCGTACAGACGCTGCAGCGTCTGCTGCTGCAGGATCCGCGTGTACTCCTCGGTCCCCGACTTGGCCCCGGACATGTCGGCCTGCTGCTGACCGAACGCCTGCGCGGTGGCGTACGCCTGCTCGGCGACCGCCAGCTGCGCGCGCGCGACGTCCTCGCTGCTGGTGCGGGTGTCCTCGTTGGTGTCGTTGACGTGCGCCTGGGCTTCTGCCAGCGCGGCCTGGGCGTCCTCTAGCTGGTTCAGCGAGTTCTGGTAGGCGAACCCGGAGTCGACCGCTGCCATCGCCTGGTTGGTCTGCTCGACCATGGCGGCGGTGACGCCGTGGATCGCCGTCTCCAGCTCACCGTTCGCTCGCTCCTGTTCTCGCTGAGCGGCGGTCAGCGCCTCAGCTGCAGATCGGGCCGCGGGGGAGTTCGCGCCGTACTCGCTGACGGCGTCGGCCAGCTCGTTGGTGCGCAGCTTCACCATCTGAGCGGCCTGCTCGCCGTCGTTCATCGAGGCGAACAGGTCTCGCGACGCGGCCTTGGCCTCCTTGGTGTCCGAGGTGAACAGGTTGAAGGCGGCGGACAGCAGAGGGAAGCCCTGCAGCAGCTTTCCGGTGACGTCGTTGGCGGCCGCCTGCTGAGCGGCGTCCTGAGCGGCCTGGCCGCCGTCGAGCATCGCCTGGCCGAACTCCCGGGCCTCCTGCTTGCCGTGCTGGTAGGCCAGCGCGATGGCGGCCAGCGCGATGCCCAGCGGCCCGGCGACCGAGGCGACCCTGCCCATGCCGCCGGCCAGCGAGCCGCTGACCGTGGAGAGCGCACCGCCAGCGGCCGCGTTGGCGGTCAGCCGAGTGGTCAGCCCCTCGAACATCGACGTGAGGCCGCTGCCCACCTTCAGCGCGCCGAAGCCCATGGCGACGATCGGCAGGACGTCGCCGACCGAGGCCAGCGCCCGCGCCACCACCTCCAGGATGGACGCGACCGGCGGCAGTACGACGGCCGCCAGCTCGGCGCCCTGGCCGAGGAGCTCGCCGAGGATGGGCAGCAGCGCGGCGATGATCCGGCCCAGGGCGTCGAACGCCGTCCCGGCCGCCGGGCTGTGGGAACTGATGGCGTCGAAGAAGTTGGTCAGCCCGGTGCCGGTGCTGCCCAGGAAGCTGGCGAAGCCCATCGTGACCGGCATGCCGCGCTCGACCGCGCGCACGAGCCCGGGCAGGGCGTTCTCGGCCAGCGACAGGACGCCCTGGGTGAAGACGTTGACCTGCGGTGTGGCGGCCGAGAAGGCGTCTCGCAGCCGTGGCCGCATCCGCTCGAAGCCGTCACCGACCTGGTCGGCTGCCCCGACCAAGGCGCCTTCCATGACGCGGGCGTCCTGGATGGCGCCGGTCTTGATGGTCGACCAGGTACCGAGCCAGGCCGACTGCACGCGCTGGCTCTGCGCGGCCGCGAGGATGCCGATACCGGCGAACATCGCGGTGGCGGCGGTCAGCATGACCGGGCCGCCGGCGGCGAGAGCGGCGGCGATGCCAGCGACGATCAGGGGGCTGTTGCGCACCACCGACATGGACAAGCCCTGGCTGATCTTGTCGCCGACACCGCGGCCCGCCCGGTCGGCCGCCGGTGCGGCGCGGCGGCCGGCGTCTTCGACGTCGCCGGACAGGCGGCGACTGCGCCGCACTGCCTGGGACATGCCGCCGTCGAGCTTCTCGCCCAGCTCGTTGCCGGCCCGGTCCGCGGCCGGGCCGGCCTGTCGGGGGATGTCGGCGATGTCGCGGTCCAGGTTGCTGCGGTCGAGGCTGATCTCGACGTAGGCGTCCGCGATCTTGAAGCCGCCGGTGCGGGCCACTGCCTCACCTCCCTCCCTTGTAGGCGACGCTGGGGAACCCCTGGCGGTTCTGCGTCATGGCGGCGAGGACTCTCGGATCGTCGACGTGCGCGACCCGGGCGCCCGGGCGAGCACCAGGCGCCGATGCCGTCGCGGCCGACGGCGAGAGCGAGGGCGGGGCAGGAGCTGGAGTCGCGGCGGCGGTGTCCGCCGCCGCGATCTCCTGCTCTGTCCGCAACTGCTGGATGAGCGCCGCACGGACCGCGCCGTCCCTGAGCGGGAGCCGGCTGGCCATCCTGAAGAAGCGCGCGCTGTCGAGCTCGGCCAGCGGGTCATCGACGCGGTGCAGCACCGACAGGTCGTCGAAGACGTCGTCGAGGTGGTCGACGATCCAGCCGTGCTCTTCAACGCGCGCTACGAGGGGTCCGAGGCCGCCCGCATCCGCTTCAGGGAGCCGAAGAGGATGTGCGCCACGATCGTGAAGACCTTGGCGACGTCCTCCTCGTCCGTGTCCGGGGACTCGGCCAGCGCATCGAGCGCCTCCGATCCGAGGAGGGTGATCATCGCGTTCTGCACAGCCGCGTCCCGGCCGACGCGGCGATCCCGCGCCTCCCGCATGAACTTGATCATCACGGCGGGGCTCGGGTGCTTCGGGATGAAGTAGTCGACGTCGGCGATGGTGAAGATGTGTACCATCTCGGGCCCGGACTTGCCCTTCTTGCCGACGACGACGGGGCGGATCTCCCCATCCGGGCCGACCGGGCTGTCGTCGTGGGCGAGGGCTTCGTCGACCTCGGCCTGCAGCCGTTCGAGCTCGGCGTCGTCGACCCGGGCGGCCAGCGGTGCGGCGGCCGCCCGAGTCGTCTTCTTCGCCGGCGCGCGCTTCCGGGGCGTGGTGGAGGCAGCCACGGTCACGCCTGCGTGTCGTCGATGACGAAGGCGTCGATCGACGGGGACACGTAGTAGCCGGTCCACGTGATCGGGATGAAGCCCTGCCCGGCCTTGCTGTACCGGTTCTCCACGGATTCCGTGGACAGCGTCCGGCGGGCGATCACCAGCCGCGGGTTGCCCGCCGGGCCCAGACCCTTCGCCATGACGGCGCGGAACTGGGGGGAGGCGTTGGTCAGGTTCCCGCTCAGGCCGAGCTTGGTGCCGCCCTTCCCGGCTGTGGACGTGGCGATGGTGATGGTGCCGCCGGTGAGCCCGGTCGGGGTGCCGGTGAGCACCGGGACGTCGGTGCCGGCGTACTGGCCGGTGAACGTGATCGAGACCAGCGCCGGCATCGGGCCGCCGGTGACGGTGACGTCGCCGGGGTTGATGTTGCCCAGCGCCTCCAGCGCGGCCTGCACCTGGGCGGCGGTGGCGTTGTACGCGATCGCCGTCGTCGTCTGTCCGCCGAAGGTCAGGGTGAAGGTCCCGGCCGTCGCGGCGCCGAGCGTGAGGGTCTGCACCTCGTTGATGCCGCCCTGGCCGCCGAGGTTGAACGCCAGCCGGTAGTTGTCCAGGCGGTGCTCGGCCAGCGCGGTGGCCAGCTGCACCGTCTGGGCGGTCAGCCGGGCGTCGACGGGCATGGCGATCTCGTCGACCTCCATGTTCGTGTAGGTCTGGTTGATGACCTGCCGCAGGCCTTCCTGCGTGCTGCCGGCCGGGGTCCAGCCGGCGGGGATCGCGGCGTTGGCGTTGGGCGGCTCGGTCATGCCGAAGGGCCCGGTGTAGATGACGTAGGGACCCATCAGCAGGTCCGTGGTGGTGACGACGGGCAGGGTCACGGCTTAGTTCTCCTGGTTCTGCCCGCTGGGGGCTTCGGTGGTGGTGGTGTTGCCGGCGTCGGTGGCGCCGGGGCTGGGGGGCGTGGCCGTGGGGGGAGCGGACTCGTCGGGGTCGTCGGCGAGGACCTGGCGGACGGCCGCCTTGGTCAGACCGGCTTCGGTGTGCGCGCGGGTGCCCTCGAGCACGAGGCCGCGCCGCTGGAGGTCGGTCAGCTCGGCGTCGCTGACCTCGATCTCTTGCGTCGGCGAGATGGTGGTCCGGATCTTGTTCACGGCGCTCCTCAGCTCCAGTGGAAGTGCAGGTCGAGGTCGAACCGGGCGTAGTTCGACGGGTCGCCCTCGACCCGGCGGGGTTCGGTGAGGGCGACGACTGTGTGGACCCGGGCGGGCGAGTAGGCGCCGTAGCCGGTCAGGTCGACCAGCCGCCCTTGCAGCTGCGGGGTGCTGGTGGCGGCGATGACCCACTCGGCGAGTCGAGCTGCGGCGTTCCACGGGGTGAGCTGGCTGCCCTCCTTCGGGGGTGCGACCCAGCACTCGGCGGCGACGACTGGGTGCCGCATCGGGTTCTCGACCGAGGGGCTTCCGCCGGCGGTGGCGACCCGCACAAACCCGACTTGTCGCAGCGCGTCGTCGGCCTTGGGGAGACCGTCACCGACTCGTACGGCCTCGGGGGTGGCCAGCTCCAGCCAGCCTCGGGCAACGAGCAGGGTGTGCGGCCGGTACGGAGTCCCGGGGCTGGTCACGGTGTCCGGTACCGGTAGAGCGCCGGCCGCATGTACGGCTGCGCGGGCGTGTCACTGGTGCCCTGCTCGACGAAGAGCGGCACTTCCTCGGCGTACTCGGGCTGGGTCGGCCCCGTGCCACCGCCCCCGGCCGGTCGCGTCGAGGTGATCTTGGCGTGGTCCCCGGTCACCTCGGTGACCTGGACGCCGGTCTTGAGGTTGCCTGTGCGCTCGGGAGCGAGTTCGACCATGTCCCGGGCGACGTCGTCGGCGAGGTCTTGGAGAAGTGGCTCGCCGTCCACCTTCTCGAGCGCCTCGGGGTAGAGCACCCAGCGTGTGGCCATCTGTGCCTCCTCTCCCCGTCAAGGCGGTGCGGTGGCCCGCAGGTTCGACGACCGCCCGATGTGGACGAAGCGGGGCACACTGCCTGGCATGTCGGGGCAGAGGGAGAAGGTCGTCACCTTCGAGGTGAGCATCGAGATCGACGATGAGCTGGCGCTGCGAGACGCAGGCTTCGTCGCTGTCCGTCAAGCCGGAGGGAGCCTGACGCAGGCGGACGAGGTGACGCAGGCCGCCGTCAACACGGCGCTACTCCAGTTGCTGCGCGTGGAACCTCAGCAGCTGCCGGGAGCTCGCATCGTCCAGGTGAGCGCTCAAGTTCGTGACGACAACCGACGTGAGCGCTTCGGGCTGCCTCCGCTGGACTGACCGGTCGCTGGAACGAAGCGCCCCCTTAGTGCCAGCGGCGGTACGGTGCCTGACGTGGATGAGCGGCCCTACCTGACGCCTGAGAACTCGACACCGGGCGAACGCGCCGCCGCCCGACGCGCGATGATCGCCGCGGACGTCGCCGCTGTGCGAGCGAGCAAGGGCGACCGCGCGGCCGACCGCCTGGAGAGCAAGCTGTTCGACCTGGCCGAGAAGCAGTCCCTCGCCGACCGCGAGGGCGGATCACCTTCGCACTAGGGGCGGCGCTCAGGGAGTCGACAGCGTCAGGGTGTCGATCCGGGCGGAGCTGTTCGCCGCGAAGGTCAACAGGCCACCGTGGGTGACGGTCGCGATGGTGGCGTCAGTCTGAGTGGTGCCCAGCTGTGTGCCGTTCTTGAACGCGGACAGGCTGCTGCCCGACTTGACCAGCTTGAGGGTGTCGCCGGCGGCGACGCTCTGGCCGGCGAAGGAAGCGATCAGCGTGTAGGTGCCGGTGGAGGATCGCTTCCAGAGTTCCAGCTGGCTGAACTGGTAGAGCATGTAGCCCGACACGTTGGCGGGGTTGAGCAGCGCGAGGCTGAGGTTGTTGAACCCCGAGCCGGCGAACACGGCCTGGACCGTGGCGTCCGTGACGGCTGCCCCAGCTGAGAGCGGCCGCACGGCGTAGTTGTTGGATCCGGTGGCCACCCCGTAGGCAGCGTTGCCGCTGATGCCCCAGGTTCCGAGCGTGACGTAGGGCGCACCCCCGTCGGAAGGCGTCCCGAGACTGGTGGCGTCGTCGGCCCGGTTGAACGTGTCGACGATGCCGCCACCGCCGCCACCCTCGGACGCTGGCGGTGTCGCGGCGTTTGAGGTGGCGGAGCCAGCCACGTATCCGGTCTTGGTGGCGGTGACCGTGCAGGTGATCGCCTGGCCCTCGTCGGCCGGGACCAGGACGTAGGTCTGCGAGGTCGCGCCGGAGATCGCTGTGCCGCCTCGCTTCCACTGGCGGCTGTAGGAGTCCGGCGTCGTCGACCAGGTGCCGTTGGACACCGTGAGCGTCTGCCCGGTCGCGGCTGTGCCGGTGATCGCGGGGGCGGCGGTGTTGGTCAGGATCGGGCTGCCGCCGGACTGGGTCGCCGGCCCGGCGGTCAGCGGCGCGGTGAGGCGCAGGGCGGACCAGATCAGGTCGGCGTGCAGAGCCTGGCCCTGGTCGGTGGGGTGGAGGTTGTCGCCGTCCTGCACCAGGTTCAGCGGGTCGGGTCCCGGGACGCCGAGGCGGGCGAAGACGGGCGCCAGGTCGAGGTACACGACGTTGTTGGGGTCGGCCGCGGCGATCTCGGCCAGCGCGACGCCGTACTGATCCCACAGCGCCTGCACGGACTGGTCCGGCCGGCGGTACGTGCGGACGAGGATGAAGGTGACCGGGCGCGGGTTGTTGGCCTTCTGGTAGGCGATGCGCGCCAGCAGGTTGGTCTTGTAGGTGGCGGCCGTGACGGCGGCGCCTGCGTCGTTGGTGCCGATCATCCAGATGTAGGCGGCCGGCTGGAGGGCGGCGACGTTCGCTTCCTCGGTGAGGAAGTTGGCGCTGGCCTGTCCGGAGACGGCCGTGTTGACGACCTGCGCGCCAGTGCCCCGGCTGGAGCGTGCGGTGGCGACGTCGGAGGTGATGGGCGGCGAGGTCCCCGACACCTTGGGGTAGGCGGTCTGGAGGAGGGCCGAGAGCCGGGTGGGCCACATGCCGGTGCTGAGGAACCCGGTGAAGGAGTCGCCGTCGACGTGCACGATGACGGGCTCGGCGTCGCGGTTGGCGAGGCTGCCGAACAGCTTGATCAGCGCGGTGCCCGAGGTGGAGAGCGCGTCGCCACCGCCGATGGTCCCGTCGTCGATCGCCGCGTCGATCTCTGACCGGAAGGCCGCCCTCTGTACCGCCGTGAACGCGCTGCCCGGGTCGTCCGCGATCTCGGCCATCAGCTGGTCGAGCACACCCGGCGACTCAGGCCCCAGCGGCTCCCCGACCAGCAGGCCGAGCTCCTTCAGCTGGAGGTACTCCGCCTCCTCGACGACGTACTCGACGTCCGGGTTGATCGTGGTCCGGATCCGGTAGGTCTCTCCGTACATGTCGCCTCCTCAGCTGGTCCGGGTGAGGTCGAGCCGGAGGTCGAGCAACCCCTGCTGGATCGGCTGGGTCACGGCGTCGACGCTGTAGATCTCGCCGTCCGGGTCGCCGGCGGGCACCCGGATCCGGTCGCCGCGCTGGACGTCGGTGCCGGCGGGAAGCCAGCCGACGACGACGTGCACGGTTCGCAGGTCGGCGTCGGTCGTCGGGACCTTCCGCGTCACCTCGGTGATCGCCGCCGCGACGCCGGCCAGGTGGACAGCGGGCGTCGTCTCGACCCCGTCGCCGAGGTCGTTGGCGTCGGTCGCGTTGGCGTCGCGGAGGACGTCGACGACGACGAGTTGCCGGTAGACGGTGTTGAGCAGCGCCTCGACGTGGTCCGGGAGGCCGGTGAGCAGGTCCCGGCGCGTCTCGGGGAGCGCGGCGACCCAGAACCACCGGCCGGACTCGACGTCGAGGACCTCGGCCAGGGGCTCGAGCTGGCTGCCTGGGGGGAAGACGCCGGTCCAGACGGCCTGGAGCGTGCCCTCCTCGTCGAAGCCGCCACCGGAGCCGTTGCTGCCGGCCGAGCCCTGCCACAGGTCGGCGGCCGTCGGGGTGGCCGTCTCGCCGGGGTTGATGATCAGCACGGGCTGCGCGAACTCGCCGGGGATGTTCATCCGGTCGGCCACCAGCCGCCCGGCCGGCGGTCGGTGTGTGGGGACCAGCCCGGCCGGACCCCGGCGAAGATGGTCCCGAAGACCAGGCCTCCGCCGACGGGCTGACCGGCGGTGGGCTGGAGGTCCCGCATCTCGTCCTCGGTGAAGAACACCCCGGTCGCGGAGCCGTCGGGCATGGTCATGCCCAGGGTCCGCGGGCCGATGGTGCGTTGCAGCTGCTTGGCGCCCTGAGGGTTCTCCATGTAGCGCTTCACAACGCCGGCCACCTTGGCCTTGACCGCCCGAGCCAGGTCACCGGTGGGCCCGTTCTCGGCAGCGACCGCTGCGGCGTTGTCCGCGGCGATGCGCTCGTCGAGGTCGGGGATGTTGCGCCGGAGCAGGGCCGCGGCGTCACCGATGTGCGTGGTGGCCAGCTCCTGCTCGGCGGGGTTGAGGGGACGCCAGCGGGCGACGACGTCCTCGAACGTGGCGTAGTCGTCGGTGGCCACGGGCGTCCCCTCTCCCGTCAGGACCCGGAGCCGGGGCTCGGGTCGCCGTCGGGGTCGCCGGCGCCCGTGCTACCGCTGGCGGCGGCCTGCTTGGCGTCGTCGGCGTCGAGCGCCGCGGCGTAGGACGCGATCGACGCCCGACCCTCCGGGTTGACCTTGTCCTCGTCGGCCCGGCCCTCGTTGCGGCGCGCGAGCTCCGCCTTGAGGTCCGCGAACGACTGCTCGGCGTACGGCGTCGGCTCCGCGTCGTCGCCGCCCTCGACCAGATGGGAACCGACCTGGTCCTTCGCCCACGCCGGGACGTCGTCCCCGGCCAACAGCAGCTTCGGGCCGCCGTCCGCCGGGTCGACGACCCAGGTGTTGTCGGTGACCGTGGCCATCGTCAGAGCACCTTCACGGACATGGACAGGTCACCGTTGGCCAGGACCGGCTCGCCGATGGCGTCGGCGAAGATCTCCAGACCCATGGGCGGCTTCTCGTTCTTGTAGACGCCGGTGACGATGCCGGGCTGCTCGCCGTCCTCGATGCCCCAGCCAGCCTCGAGCGAGGACAGCGTGCGGCCCCAGAAGGTCGCGCCGAGCTCCGTGCCGGCGAAGTCGTCCGGGTCGACCGGGGCCGGGAGCCCGAAGATCCGGTCGTCGGGCAGCACCTTGGTGACCACGCCGTCGACCTGCACGCGCCGGTTGGACAGCACGATCGGGGCGACGCCGTAGGACTGCAGGGTGTTCCGGACCTCGTCGGCGTTGGCCATGCGCGACCCACCGCCAGCGAGGACCGTGGCGAACTGGCTGCCCGAGGTCAGGGCGCGGAACGCCCGGGTGGACATCACCCAGGCGCCGACGTCCTGGCCGGCACCGGGGACCGTCGAACCGTCCCCGTCGCGGTACAGGTCGTTCCACGTCTGGAACTGGGACAGGCGGTCCGTCCCAGCGACCGACCACAGGGCCGGCGCGGTGAAGGTGAGCCCCGCCGAACGGCCGAAGTCGTCGGCCATCCGGTAGTTGTCCTGGGTGATCGCCGCGATGCCGGTGTTCACCGTGATGCCGCGCAGGCGCTCCATCGCGTCGGCCACCGAACGCACCAGCAGGTCCGTGGTCGCCAGGATGGTGTTCAGCGTCTGCTGGTCCGACACCGAGCCGCCGCGGCCACGCAGCTGCTCGTACTCGGTGTTCGGCATCCACTGCCCCAGCGCGGGCAGCTCCATCGTGACCCGGTTCGCCTGCGGGCGGCGGCCAGGCTCCAGCTCGGCGTCGTACGCGCGGAACCGCGCGACGTCGACCAGCCCACTGCGGCCCTTGATGAACCGCACGACGATGTCCTCGACGAAGCGGTTGGGCAGCCAGCGAGCCAGGGTGCCCTGACGCGCCTCGTAGGCGGCCAAGGACTCCCGCGCGTACCCGGTGAGGGTGGCGGGGTCGATCAGATCGGTCCAGAGCATGACGTCTCAGACCCCTCTCAGCAGTAGACGACGGTGACGTTGGAGCGCTTCGCGTACGCCACCGGCGCGACGAAGGCCTGGACGCCGACCGGCACGCGGTCGGGGCGCACCCGGCCGTGGTCGAGCAGCGGGACGTTCAGGTCCTCCGTCGAGCCGGGGACGATCGGCTGGTCGGTGAGGACGTGGCCGGCGAGCACGCCGGCGCCGGCGACGGTCGCCTCGGTGGAGTCGTAGGGGACCAGCTGGCCGGAGACCAGCGCGACCGGCGTCCCGGACGGGATGTAGCCGTTCGGGTAGTGCGTGCCCGCGGTGAACGCGGAGACGTCGAGCGACTCGGTGCGGCCGTTCCAGATGCTGTGGTCGGACCGCAGCCACCGGAAGTCGCCCGCGCCCGTGAAGCTCTCCGTGCGGAGCTTGGGCATGGCGGAACCTCTCGTGAGGGGATGGGTGGATCGGGAGGAGCGCGGTCCGGAGCGGTCCCGCTACGTCGACGTCAGGCCCGGAACGAGCTCAGCCGGCGTTCGTGCCGCCGCCGGCCCGCGAGGGGTGCCGGTCGGCGTGGAGGGAGCGGCCTGCGGCGACGGAGGGCTTGCCCGTGCCGCCGCGGCGTCCGTTCCCGATGTCGAGGTCGCCGCCGCCGGCGGGGCCACCGAGCGTGGCCGCGAAGAGGCGGATCCCCGAGTAGTCGACCTTGGCGTCCTGGCCGACGAAGCCGGCCGCTGAGACGCCGCGCATGAGCGTGTTGACCTGCTCGTCGGTGCGGCCGACGGCCAGCTGGGCGCGGAGGAACTCCTGAGCCGCCTCCTGGGCGACCTGCGTGCGGCCCTCGCTGCGGCCGGCGTCGCGAGCCTCGTCGGCGGCCTTCTCGGCGTCGGTGCGCTGCGAGGCGCGCAGCTGGTCGAGCTCGGCGGCCTTGCGCTGCAGCTCGGCCAGGTCGGAGGGCACCCGCCCCTGCTGGACCTTGGACTGGTTGCGCCAGTAGGCCGCCGCCTGCCGGTCGCTCATCTCGGCCACCGCGGTGTTGGCCGGGAAGCCGAGGTCGTTGCCCTGCTCGTCGGTCGCGTTGCCGTTGGGCGCGGGCGTCGGCGGCGTCGGCAGCACGGGGGAAGCGGGCGGCGTGGGCGGGGTCGGCGGACCGGGCGGGGTCGGCGGGGCCGGGGGCTCGGAGCCCCCGAGGATCGGCCAGATCGGCTTGCCGTTGCGCCGGTAGCCCACCGGGACGAGCAGGTGACCGGTGCGGGGGTGGCGGGCCAGGGTGTTGAGCTTCATGCGGTGCGTCTCCCAGATCGGGGGATGGGCGCCCTCGTGGGCGCAGGCCGGGCCAGAACGGCCGGACCAGCTCGGTGGTGGTGCTACGCGGCGGCGGACAGCTGCCGACGGATCTCCGCGACGCGCGCCCGCTGCCAGGCCAGAGGTGCGCTCACGTCTTCGCCGGCCCGGGCCCGCCGCTCCAGGTCGGGGATCGTGTCCTCGTAGACGGCCAGCTGCTGACGCAAGGAGGTGGTCTGCCCGGCGGCCTGCTCGCTCGCGCGGCGGACACGGCGGCGCTTGAGGTCGTCGGCCGCGTCGTCGGCGCTGCGGAAGCTGTGCCCCTGGCGGACGAGGATCGGACCCAGCTCGCCGTGCTGCTCGACCCGGTAGCGGGTGCGCTTCAGCTTCGCCGCCGCGGTGCCACCGGCGTCCCGGTACAGGTCGGCGAGGTCGTCGGTGTTCAGCCGCATGCCCGGGTCCTCACGGCCGACGATCGGCAGGACCGAGCACTTGCACTTCGCGTGGATCGGCATCAGCTCGGCGCGGCCGTAGATGCGGTCCGAGGCGACGATGCACAGCCCGCACGAGCCGCCCTCGGACAGGTACGGCCGGAGCACCCGCCGGTAGCCGCGGACCCGCTTCGACCGCGAGAAGACGTCGACGGCGCCCTGCCGGACGGCCAGCTCGAGGTCGGTCTGCGCGGTACTGAGCAGCCGGGCCCGGCCGGCGGCCTCCGCGACGTCGGGCGGGGTGTCGATCGACCGCAGGTACCGGACCGTCGCGGCGGGCCTCACCAGAACGTCCTCCATCGGTACGCCCTGCCGCAGCGAGGTCGGGAGCTGCACCAGCTGGCCGCTGGGGAGGTCGTCCACGCCGAGCAGCGCCAGGACCTGGCGGAGGAACGTCTCGGTGATCTGCCCGGCGGCCAGCTGCGCGGACCGCAGCAGCGAGGCGGCGTGGACCGTGAAGGTCGGCAGCTGGGCGGTGGCGGCGGGGTCCCGCAGAGCGCCCCAGAGCGCTTCGAGCATGGTCAGCGCCTGCCCGGTGACCGCGGCCTGGGCTGCGGCCTGCTGCGTCGCCAGGGTGGCGATCGCCGCGTCAGCTGGTGGCTGGGTCATCCGCCGGTGCCGGCTGGTCGGTCCGCTCCGCCGGCCCGATGCGTAGCGGCTGTCCAGCCGGTGCGACCGCCTGCTGACGGGTCATGCCGGCCTGCGCCAGCTGGAGGAAGGCGTCAGCCTGCTGCGCGTTGAGCTCGGCGTCGGCCTCGGCCGGGGTCAGCTGCCAGATGTCGGTCAGCAGCCGCCGCGGCGAGAGCCCCTTGGCCTTGCTGGACGCGTCGGCCTTCTCCGCGAGGCTGTACCGCTCCACCGGGCGCCACAGCGTCTGCAGCTCGCCGAAGCGGGCCCGCTGGAGGTTCTCGGGGCCGCCCATCATCTCGAAGGCGAGGCTCATCATCTGGGCGAAGGCGATGCCGTCGCGGGTGTTGTGGTCCTCGACCTTGAAGTTGATGCCCTCGCGCTGCAGCGTCGCCCCGGCTGCGGTCTGGTTCGCCCCGTCCGGGACGAACATGTAGAAGGGCGACTGCGAGACCGTCGACAGCTCCCGGACGTCGTCCTTGGTGGCCGACAGGATGCCGGTGAGCTCTGCCGGGGTGGACTCCCACAGCTCGGCCATCGGCGGCAGCAGCCACATCGACGCAGGGTCCGCGACGAACACGTCGTTGAGGCCGGAGTAGTCGATCGGCTTCCCGCGCATCTCCCGGACCGGCCAGTCGTCCGGGTAGTGCGAGGGCATGTTCTTGAGCGCCCGCTGACGGAAGGCCTGCATGACGACCAGGACCATCCGCTGCAGGATGCCGTGCCGGATCCGGTCGATCAGGTCGATGTGCTTCTCGAACTCGGCCAGCCCACCCCGGTTCGGCACGTGCACGATGGGAGGCCGCGACGTCGGCAGCTTGACGACGGTGTCGTCCCAGGTCCAAGCCGAGGGGGCCAGCGGCCTGCCGGGAATCAGCGACGTCGACTTGCCCTTCTTCGACGCCTTGTGCACCGTCGCCGGGCCGCCGTTCACGCCGGGCAGATAGACGTAGGCGAAGTCGCGCTCCTCGTCGGGATCCCAGTACGTCTTCAGGCCAGCGCGCACGAGCCAGGGCCGGACCGGGTCGTTGGCGGTGATGCAGTTCCGCGGGTCCTCAGCGGTGATGACCGCCTGCCCGTCGGAGTGCTGGTCCGGCGGTGCGACGATCGCGTAGCCGGCCGACATGGACAGCTTGTGCTCGAGGATCTCCGGCGCCTGGATGGCCATGCGGTTCGCGGACCACAGCGCCGCGGCCGCCGCATCACCGCCCGCGTCGCTGTCCGCCGCGGTGCGGAAGCCCACCGTGGTCTGCCGATCCAGCACGGCCCGTGCGATGAGCTCCTCGTAGTTGGTCCGGGCGAGCTTCTGGAACGCCGCGTAGGCCTCCTTGGCCTTCTCCGCGCCCTCGGGCAGGGGCGGGTCGGAGTCGTAGCGCTTCTTCAGCTTCTGCAGCCGCCCAGCGCGCTCGGCCTGCTGCCGCGAGAGCTTCTTGAACCACCAGCCGGGGGAGCCCTTCCGCTGGACGTCATCGAGCGCCATCAGCGGCCTCCCCTCATCGGATCTTCTGCGGCATCTGCCAGCCGGCGTACTTGGAGGGGGCGATCGGCTCGGCGTCCATGCACTCCTTGAGCGCGTTGACCGCCGCAGCGACGCCGTCGATCTTGTCGGCGGCGAGCTCCTTGTCCGGCTTCACGTTCCCGGCGGGGTCCATCCGGACGGCGAGGTTGTCGACCATCCAGCGCATCACCGGGTTCCCGCCGTGCTGGTAGCGCTGCGACAGGACCAGGCGCTGCAGCTCCTTCAGCGGCGCCGACACCGAGCCGTAGCCCTGGCCGATCGGCACGCAGGTGATGCCCTCGTCGGTGAGCCGGCGGACGACGTCGCTGGTGCCCCACCGGTCGTAGCCGATCGTCTGGACGTCGAAGCGGTCGGCGTCCTTGATGATCGTGTCGACGATGAAGTCGTTGCCGATCACGTTGCCCGGAGTGGTCTTCAGCCAGCCGTTCTTCACCCACACCGACGCGTTCTTCGCGGTCCGGTTGTCGAGGTCCCGGACCTTGGCCTCGGGCACCCAGAAGCGCCAGATGACCTCGTGCCGGTCGTCCTCGCCGGTGAAGTCCCAGCAGAGCGCGGTGATGTCGGAGACCGAGGACAGGTCTAGGCCGCCGTGGCACGCCCGGCCGGCCAGCTTCATCTCGTCCACGATCCCGGCGGTGCTGTCCCAGTCGCCGAGCTGGATGTACCGGGTCGTCTGCTTCGTGCGGATGCCGAGGTGCAGGCGCTGGAACTTCGCCAGGTCCGCCGGCGAGTCCTGCGCCTTCGACGCCTCCTTGGCCAGGTACGCCCGCGTCGGGGAGATCCCGAACCCGGGGTTGGCCTTCCGCCACGTCTCTTCGGCGAACTCGTCGTCCTCGGCAGCCGCGGCGAAGACGACGCCGTAGGTCGTGGCGTCGACGATGACCCGGTCGGCGAGCTGCTCGATCCGCTTCCGCTTCCGGGCGTAGATCGTGTTCGGCTTGCCCTCGTCCGCGGTCGTGATCGCCGCGATGAGCGGCTGGTCGCGGGAGCCGGTGCCGGTCTCCAGGGTGTCGACCAGGTCCGGGGACTTGTGGATGTGCAGCTCGTCGATGACCGCGCCGTGGATGTTCGCGCCGTGCTGCGCGTCAGCGACCGACGAGATCACCTGGAAGTAGCTAGCCGACGCGGAGTGGACGATCTTCCGCGCGTACGCCTTCAGGTACGGCTTCAGCGCCGGGGCGTTGTTGACCAGCGCCTTGACCGGGGCGAACACGAAGTTGGCCTGGTCGGTCGTCGTCGCCGCGGCGATGACCTCAGCGCCCTGCTCGCCGTCCGCGGCGGTCATGTACAGCGCGATGCCGCCCAGCAGCGTCGACTTCCCGTTCTTGCGCGGGATGTCGACGTAGAGCTCGCGGATGACCCGGACCCACCGGCCGGCGTCCTCGTCGAAGCGGACCCAGCCGAAGACCGGCGCCAGGATGTAGGCGACCTGCCACGGGTCCGGCTTCAGCGGCTGCCCGGCCCACTTGCCCTTCGTGTGCCGCAGCTTCGAGAACGACTTGAGCACCCGGTCGACGCGGACCGGGTCGAAGCGCACCCCGGACATGCCCAGCTGGCCGGGCTCCGGCGTCTTGATCAGCGGCGGGCAGTCCGGCAGCGGGATCCCGCGCGAGATCAGGTACCAGGCGACCTCGGGGGAGAGCTTGAGCTGCTCGAGCTCCTCCGGCGGGGGGAGCTCTACGTCGTCAGTCGGCCGGCGAACCGGCGTACGGGTTGTCGTCCTCCTCGCCACCGGTCACCTTCCCCAGCGCCATCTCCGACGCCGGCGACAGCCCGAAGAGGTTGGCGAAGGCGCGGAGCTCGCGGCCGGCGTTGCGCGCGATCCCGACAGCAGGGTGAGCGAGGGTGCCCTGCTTCGCGTCGATCGTCAGGCCGTCCCTACGGACCTGGCGGGTGGCCTCGACGAACGTCGCCCACGTCTCGCAGTAGGCCGTCAACGTCGCCCGGTCCTCCGGCTTGAGGAGGTCCAGCCGGGTCAGGCCCGGGACGACCCGGCGCCACTCCGCCGCGGCCTCCTTCGACAGCCACGTTGGCGGCTTCGGCGCGATCCGACGGAACGACGGCGGCGTCTTGACCTCGCGGCCACCGGAGTCGACGCCCTCACCGCGGCCGTGCAGCAGCTGCAGCGGCGCGGGGAGCTGTGCGGGCATCAGCGTGAGCGGTTCTGCCGACGGGCAGCGCGCCGACGATCGGCTCGGTTCGGCACGAGCCGCCAGCGGTCCGGGTCGACGAGCTCCTGCAGCCAGGGCCAGGGCATCGCCAGCTCCTCTCGAAGGGGAGACCCCCTGGTCGCAGGGTTGAGACGGTGCGTGCGCGCAGAACTGCCGGTCCCGGGGGTGGGCCCCACGGGGGAGGGGTCCCCCCCATCCCCTCCGCTACGTGCTCGTCAAGATCAACCTAGTGAGAAGCACTATCTGCGCGCAGTGTCGGACGCGTGCGTCACGCGTCTCGTGTCGTCGTTCGTCTGCCGCTTGTGCTGCGGTTGCAGCCCTCGTGTGCTGGTCCGCGGTAGCCGGTGCGCTCGTCGTCGTGGTCGAGGTCCCATGCCTGGCCGGGCTGGATGCGGCGGCTCGGCTGCAGGCAGCGCGGTGCGGCGCAGTCGACGTAGCCGGCCTCGACGTAGGGCTGCCACTCCTCGCGGAGGCGCCTGTGCTCGGAGCCGTAGCCACGACGGGTGGCTGATCCTCGTGCTCGGTTGGCTGCGCGTGCGCAGGTGGGGCACCGGCCGGTGCCGGGGTGGAGGGTCTTGCAGTCGGGGCAGCGGGAGTTGGGCCGGGTGGGCACCGGGGGTCAGCTGGCGAGGCGCCGGGGGTCTGCGGTGACGCGCACCTGGGCGAGGTCGCGGAGGATGGCGGCGAGCTCGTGGTGGGTCCAGGGCTGGCAGCAGGTGCAGTCGGGCTGGTGGCTGATGAGTCCGAGGCGGCCGTACCCGGGGGCGTCGGCGAGGGCGAGCTGGCCGGTGTCGGGGTCGAGGTGGCAGTCGCAGTGTGCGGCGCACCATCCGAGGCCCCAGCCGCGGATGACGATGACGTCGCCCATGTCGAGCACCATGCCGATCTGGAAGATCGACGGGCGAGGCGCGCGGTCGGTCATGCTCGTCGCCCCCTCTCCACGCGTGTGCGGTGGGGGCGGGACGCGGCTCCGGTGTCCGGGTATGCGTCGCGTGCCAGAAGTGTTACACCGGATCTAGGCGGTCCGCAACGCTCAGCCTGGGTGGAGCGTGGAAGCTCACGTCAGAACTTCGGGCGCCGGTCATCGGTCGGCTCGGAGTGGACGGCGGTCGAGGGGTCGATCCGCATGCGCGCTGCGGCGCGCTCGCTGCAATCGCCCCCGGTCCCGCCCCTCCCAGAATCTCACCCCAGGCGGGTGTTCACCAGGTCCGGCCGGTCGGTCGCGGCTTCTGCCTGGCGCCAGCGCGCGATGACGCTGTCGCCGTCGTAGAGGTCGCGGCCGACCTTGCGGATGTGGCCGCGGTGCACCCAGCCGCGCAACGTGCTGGCCGGGATGCCGAGCACGTCGCGGATCTGAGCGGAGGTGTACGCGCTCACCTGGTCGTCCTCGGTGCGGCGCTCACGGGTTCGGACGCTACCGCTGCAGTCGCGCCAGGTACCGGCCTTGGGAGAGCGCTAGGGTCCGAGTGGTGACCGAGAACACAGAGCCTGCGCCAGCCCCCGAGGACGCCGAGCGACCGCGCGACGAGCGCATCATCGAGCGCGACTACATGCTGCAGGCACTTGCGCGCAGCGTCGCCAAGGGGCACATGACCTTGAGCCTCACCGTCGTGGCCGGCGGCGCCACGATGAGCGGGCTGCTCGTGCCGCGGCTCCGCTGGTACGAGATGCAGGCGGAGCGTTCGCCGGACGGAGCGGGTAAGCAGTTCCTGCAGGGGTTCGCCGACATCGAACGAGAAGACCCCGCAGAGGTACCGGAAGACCTGGAGCGCTTCGGCTTCCTGCACCTGGCCGACGCCAGGCTGATCGAGGCCGGCGCCAGCAGCGGGGGCGGTCTCTTCTTCCGGGTGCGCATCAGCGAGGTGGCGGCCTGGTCGTTCGCCGCCCTCGAAGCGCGGTGACGACCGGGGGCTGACGGGGCCTCACCCCTGGCCGAGGTGTCGCGCTTCCAACAGCGCGGCGAACCCTCGGGCGGCGCCCCGGTTGGTGCTGGCCGGGACGGCGGGCGCCGGCGGTGCGGCCTGGACCGGTGCGGCGACGGCGGCCCGGGCGTCTTCCTCACGCTGCTGGGCGGCGAGGATCAGGGACAGCCTGGCCAGGTCCCCGCCCCGGCCCCCGGTCCAGCGGTGGGCGGGGTTGCGGTCACAGACGACCTCGCGCGGCCGGAGCGGGCCGTCGTCCTGCTCGTCGTCGCTCGAGGTGTGCTCGACGTAGAGCGGCCACAGCTGGCCGCCGCACTCGGTGCCCTGGTCGTCGATCGCCTTGTAGCACCAGCCAGTGAGCGGGCGGTCGTCCTCGTTGCGGTTGAGGCGCTGCAGCTGGGTGCGGAGGTCGCGGAGCTCCTCGCGCATGGCGGCGACCCAGGGCTGGGAGGCGATCCAGTCGAGGTTGCGGGTGAGCAGCTGCCGCTCGGTGCGCACCGTCGCCTGCTGCGGGTGCACGTGGTCGACGCCGATGACGCCAGCGGCGTCGGCGACGAACGGGCCGCGGGCGCCGGCCGGGACGCGGGCGATGACGTGCACGTCGGGCCGTCGAAGCTGGCGTTCCTCGCGGACGCGGTCGGCCAGGTCCTGGAGCACGCCGAGGACGTACAGGGGTCGCTCGGCCTGGGCGTCGTGTTCGTCGGCGTCGGCGCGGATCCACGCGCAGGACACGTGCTGACAGGCGGCGCAGACCGGGCCGTCGTGCTGCCAGCCGTGGGCGCTGGATCGGGGGTCGGTGTGCACGAGGGCGTCGAGGACGACGGGGGACTGCTGGGAGGCCAGGGAGCCGCCGCCGGTGCTGTCCCAGCGGATAGACATGGAGGGCAGGGCTGCCCAGGCGTCGGGCTCGGCCGCTCGCCAGGACAGGCGGTCGGCCTCGTCTTCGATGTCGTGCAGCCAGGTGCCGAGCTCTTCGAGGTGGTGGCGGCAGAGGAGGCCGTCGGTGGCGCGGTGCGGCCGGCCGGTGATGACGCAGAGGCGGGTGGTCGGCTCGTCTGTGGTCACGTGTGGGTGCGCTCCGGGGAGGTGGGCGACCAGCTCGTCGACGGCGACGTGCGCGAGGTCGCGGAGGTTGGTGATGAGGTTCCGCATGGCCGGGTCAGCGGCGTGTGCGGTGCCGGGTTGGGTTGGGATGGCCGGTGCGGTGCCGTTCGCGGACGGCGTCCAGGGCGGCCCGGATGTCGGGGTCGGATCCGCGGACGACGGTGGTGCGCTCGCAGTCGGGGCAGGTCCAGCGGTCGTCGCTCACGTCGGCCATCAGTCGTCTCCTCCGGGGTCGGGGTGGTCGGGTTGCTCGGCGGGGTGGCGGCCGCCGGGGTCGAAGGTGAAGCGGGCCAGCGCGTCCGCGATGGGGTCCGACGTCGAGGGGGCCGCGGGGTCGGGTGGCGGTGGCTGGTCGGGAGTCGCCGACTTGCCGGGCACCAGGGCGATGAGGTCGGCGGCGCTGTCGAGGAGCTGGTGGGCGTAGGTGAAGAGCGCCCGGGCTCGGCCGAACAGGAGGAAGCCCTCGATGACGCAGGCCGCGCCGGCGGCGAAGATCCCCCCGGCCAGGAGGGTGCCGAGGCTGGTCACGGGGCCCCGACGTCGGACGGCGCGATCAGCGGGGGGATGAGCTCGCAGAGGACGTCGAGCGGGTCCGGGCAGTCGGGTGTCGCCGGGGGTTGCTGGGGCTCGGTGGCCGTGGCGGTCTCGGTCGCCGTGGCGGTGGCGCTCGCCGTGCT